GTTCAATACTCATTTAATAATACTCACTCATCTTCTGTAGACATCATATCTGCAATTTGATTTGCTCTTTCACCAACTTGTTTTGCCCAAGTGCTATTCAAAGCTTCTTTTGCAGCTTCTTTATAATTTTTATTGATTAATGCATGTATCATTTTTTTGAAAGTTAATAATTTCTCGATACCTAAATTAAAATTCATATTGATTAATGTATAACGCACATTTAAAGGAGATGTTAAATACCAACTGTATTGTTTTAATTCAGCTAAAGTTCGATTGAAATCATTTTCAAACATAAGTTGAGCTTCATCTTTTGATATACCATTATCAAGATTACGTCCCCAACCAATTGTTACGTGGCCAGTAGTATCGAGATAAGGATGTAACTTTAAACGTTCATTTTGTTTAATCCATTCTTTTAATTGTGATTCATCCATAGTTTTAAATCCTTTAAATCAATAAATCTAATATGAGCGCAGACATTGCAATGATATTTAAATGGAATGTATGCATAAAAATATATCTGCGCTCTTTGTTATTGTATTACATCTGCACTTTCAAGTGCTTGTTTTTCTTTATCTATTGCATATTGCAATAACAATTCTGCTTCTTGTAATCTACCTACAAGTTTATTAAGTTCTGCTGCTTGCATTTCAATGGCATTTCGTAAATCATTAATTCTTTTCTGTAATAAATCTTGATTCATAATTATCCTTAAGTATTTTGTGCTACAAGTGGTAAATAATAACTTGTGCCATTAACAGTAATTGTTAAAACTTTACTTGGTGTGGGTGGTGTCGCATTACCCCAAGAACCTGCACTGGTTCCTGCATTAACGAAATAAGTAGCACCATAAGCACCTTGGTTATCGTCAAGTTCTAAGAGATTTGTTGCTGGGCCATACATATAGAATTGGGCATTTAGGATATTTGAAGTCGTATTGGTAAATGCATAACCGCGAGCTCCTGTCATTGAAGTCGCAGTCCCGCCCGTCGCACCCCAATCACCCCAAATTGTTGCAAGTTGCGCACCATTAATTACCGCAGGATGACTTAAATCAAATTGTCCAAAAACCCCAGCACACCATAACGATCCAGATAATGCACCAGTTGGTATAACTTTACCTTGAGTCCCATACCAAAACCCACCTGATGCGCCAACGACATCGAGTTCGCCACGCACACCTACTAAATTACCGCTTGTTTCCACTGTTGCAGTACCTGTCATTTTTCCGGTCAATGCGCGAATTGTTCCTGGAGTTGCTGAGCTTGTAGCAACACTTACAACTTGACCACTTACGGGATTATTTAATACATAAGGCTGTACTAAAGAATAAACACCATTAACAATAGAAAGCTGCATTAATAGAACTTCAGGATTTGCATTGGCTGAAGGAATTATAATAACCTCTGCCATCATATTATTAGTAAGACTTGCAATCCATTCATGAGCGGCTCCATTAAGATAGCCCGCTGTTGTTACCGTTGCTAAAGTATCTGTTGTTTGTATATAAACCCATTGAGGTTGTGTATTAGATAAACCCGCTTGCCCTATTTGTAATGATTTGATTGCCATGATTAATTCCTTTTAATTGAAATTTTTATACTGGATATGCAACACTTCCATTAAATAAAACCGATTGACCACTTAATAAATTGGCTGTCGTTAAAATAGCTGGATTTGTACTATTTCCTGAAGCAAGAACTTCAATATAAGATGTATTGCCAGAAACTGCATATATAAGCATTGTTTGACCAGTTCCGAATAAAACATCACCAACATATCCAGAACCCAAACTAATATTGCTTGTACTATTATTCATAGTAAATGGTAAGCCAGTAATATGCATATTTCCAGATGCAGTTGTATATGTAGGTGTACACGTTAAAGCCCAGTTTACAAACACCATATTGCCTATTCTTGAATAATAACCAAATTGTGTTGCATATGACACTGACAAATCGCCAGCAGTTACAAATGTAAATACAGGTGTCCATGTTTGATTTGCTGAAAACACAGGGGCTGTGAATTGCACATTGGCACCAGAGCGCAAACCGACAATCGTATCTCCCGTTGCCAAATCTCCTACATTAGTAAAAGCATTCCATTTTATATCTGCCATTTTATATCCTTATCAAAAATTCGTTTATTCTGTAATCATTAAATTAGCGCCTGTTTCTGTTTGCATAAAATCACCCGTTTCTGTAATCATGTACATTGCAGGTGGTGGCGGCACTACATAAGACATAGAGGGACTTTCATTAAATGGCGAAATAACTAATGGGTCTTCATTAGTTAAATTAAATCCCAATGGATTATTTAAAGTGCCCATATAATCCTTATGTTAAACTTGCATAATTATTTAAGATTTGTAATTCAATACAAATAAAGGGTGATGTAGAATCTGCTGTAATAAAACTTATTGTGCTTCCAGCTTTCACTTGTCTTGCGCTTGGATTTAGCACCACAGATACACTGCCTACTGTTGAACTAGGAACGGTCGCAGTTGTTGTAAAATCAACCCAAATATTAGCACCTGGACTATAGGTAAAAATCGCAAGCCAATATTCATTGTTACTTGGTACGGTGATATGTTGTTCTGTGCTTACTGTTAAAGAACCTGCATAAATGTCATAAGTAGGAATAAGCCCAAACGCATTATACCCGTTAATATCGCGTGTCATACTTAATTTTGTAGACATATTAAACTACTCCTTGTCTTTTAAACTATCCCGAGTCTTGCATCTAATACATAAGTAAATTGTATGCTTGCCGATGAATAAACATATTGTGCAGTTCCTGTAGCACCTCCAGTATTGCTTAAAAGCGATACTGTTGAATTTGGCATCGCAAATAACAATTTTGTTCCGATTGTTGGCGTATTCCAAAAACTTGAAAATACTTTATCTGTAGGCCCAATTACTGTGAATGCATGTGTTGTTATAGCTGAATAATTTAAGATTGCAGAAACATTAGATGCTGTTCCCATAAGGCTCGAAAAGGTAAATAGAGGTGCAACTCTTTTAGGAACGTTATAAACAATTTCAAAAGGTGAGGCAAACATATTAACCTGATTTGTTCCAATCTGTAGCAATGATTCTTGCTGGATTAATACACCATTTACATCAGAAGTTTCATAATAAAATTGACAATCTCGCATAACTTCATCAACTGTTTGTATCGCTGGAATTGTTGGTATATCGCCTTGCACTAAAGAAATAGATGAAAATTGAGCTGATTGTCCATTAGGTATGGTTCCAGTACCCACTACAATTGCAAAAAATGTTGCTGTAGATGCAGTTGCATTGGTCAATGCATTCCATCCATTAAATCCCATAGTGGCAGCAGATGTAACATTAATACTGGTTGCAGGTGTAAAAGTTGCATTTCCTAATACACCTCTAGGTATTTCTGTCCAACCTGAAACGATACTATTGGGATGTCCTTTAGAATCAAGTCCAGCTACTAAAGTATTATTTGTACCTGCTACAATACTCGGTAGACTCACATTTGTTGTATACCATAACGAAATAGTCACAGGAGTTGCAGTTGTAATTGCCCCAACAAAATTAACACTTAAATTATTGCGTAGAAAGCTTTGTATTTGAAATGACTGTAGATATTGAATTAATGCAATTTGTCCATTGGCAGTCATAGTGACAGTTAAGTCGCCGCTCGTATCTGTATTATATGAAACCGAATTATTTACTGTTTGGTATAATATAGTTTGATCCCACACGTAAGCGCCTTTATTAGCACCTATTGTGCCTAAGCTTCCACTAATACCAAATTGCGCAGGATTTAAAGGAAAATCCCAACCAACAAGACAACTTCGCAATGGTTTAAAGTTTAATTCTGGTTGAAAATAATGGAATAAATGGTCAATTTCACGCTCTGGTGTTTGTTCTAAATAGCCTACAACTTCCTCATTATTAGCAACACCGCAGACCTGAACACATGAAATTAATAATGAAGCACCTACAGGAATTACTATGGAAATATCAACATATCCTGTACCATCCCCAGGATTTGTTATTTGTATTGGTGTTACATCTGCTATAACTGTATAACCACTGTCTAATGTAGTACCTGTGCAGATTTGTTGAATATTGCCAGTAATTGAAGGTGTATAATTTAAACTTAATGTATGCGCGCCTCCATCTAAAGAACTCGCCACAAAGGTAGCTGATACATAAAGGCCTGCAAATATTCTTGGAGTAAATAAACGTTGATTAAGTTGTATTGGCTGACTGTAACTTGCTGAAGTAATGCCTAACGCATAAGCTGGATTGCCTGGGAATGTACTATCAGTAACTTCTTGTTGAAATACGCTAAAACTTCCTGAGCCTGTAGTTATCACTGACCAATCAGGTGCAATATAGGTCATTGTGTTTGTGCCTGTTGTGTTAATTACTAAAGGACTTGATTGAGTGGCAGTTGTTAGAAATAACACATCAGCAAATTCAGGATTAGAAATTATATTATCGGTTGTTTCATCAGTATTAATGGGTGAGGCATTTGCTTCAATACCTGGCCAGTTAGGTATATCAAATTGAAATACACCTGTCGAACTATAAACTTCAATATAATAATTTTGGATAGTTTGCGAAGGTGGATTATCATTTGGCGAGCCTGTAAAAGGCCATAGGTAAATGGCAATATTTGCGCCCGTATCATCAACAAAAGAACCAATGCCGGACAGTGTGAGCATTGAACCTAAAGAAACATAAGTATAAGAACCAGGACCAGTACCTGTTAATTGATAAACATCTTTTGGTATCGTTCTATTTGCATCTTCATAAAAAAATACTTGACCATCTGATAGAAAAGTATCAAGGGTTTTATCAAAAATTACCTGCTGAAGCGGGGACATGATGACAGCGGCATTTAAAGCCATACGGTATCCTTACCGATATTTTATTGATTTATTTTACGCTTAATGTGCAAAAAAACAAGAATGTAAGAAATTTCTGATTTTTTCTTAAAGATTCTAAGAATGTTGACTTTTTTTATCAGCCGTCATAAATCCTTTCAGATAATGTGTTTCATTATTGATAAAATCGATGCGATTTAAAATTTCATCAATGGCTTTTTCGTGATGATTTAAAATTTTTTCATGCTGCTCAAACATTGTTTTATATTTTCCTACAATAAAAGCAAATGTCACTACAGTTGTTAATAACTGTATTATATAGGGAATATACATATCAATGTTCATTTAATATCCTTATTAGTATTTGAGTAACAAAGTGTTATAATTATGTATTATTGAAATGAGAATAAATTATGACAAAATCTGAAAAAATAAAAAATGTTTATAGTGATGAAACAAGATTGGCTCTTTTAGAGCAATCGATTAACAACATTAATGATACATTAATTCGTTTTGAAAAACGGTTTGATAGGATTGACGATCAATTTAAAGGCGTCAATGATGAATTCAAAAGCATTAGAGATGAAATGAAATCCGATTTTAGATGGATTATAACTATATTTGGTGGCCTCATGCTTGGCTTAGCAGGACTTATGGCGCATGGCTTTCATTGGTTTTAATTAACCCGGGAAAAAATCCTCATTAAAAATTTCTTCAAAGGAATAAGGATATTCAGTAGGAAAAGTTTTGTAACTTATATTCATATCACCAGCAGCTATTAATATAGCAACTTTATAGGCATCAATTAAATTTTCATTTAGAGAACTTTTTAAGCTTGGATTATCATTGAGGCATCTATCAATTTGCTTTCTTTGTTCTTTAATTACATATTTCCAACCGCTTGTTCTTTGCTCTCTTAGAAATTCCC